CTGAAAAGCCGGATCGCCGCCAAGGGGATCGACCTGGGCCGCTTCCTCAGCCTGGCGAACGTCCCCACCCTCGACGAGATCACCCAGGCCCGCTACCCGCGCGCCCTGGAGTGGATCGACCAGTTCAAGCCGCAGAAGGAGAAGGCGTCATGAAAATCATCGACTGCGAACAGTATTCGGTCGAGTGGTGGCAGGCCAAGAAGGGTGTGCCCTCGGCCTCCAACTTCGACCGCATCCTGACGGCCAAAACGGGCAAGGCCTCGGCGCAGGCCGAGGACTACATCGCCGAGCTGATCGCCGACCTGCACACCGACCTGCTGCCCGAGCGGGCGGAGCTGGCCGGCACCCGGGCCATGCGCAACGGCCTGGAGCTGGAGCCGGAGGCCCGGCGCTGGTATGCCCTGGTGCGCGACGTGGACGTGCAGCGGGTCGGCTTTTGCGTGACCGACGACGGCCGCTTCGGTTGCTCCCCGGACGGCCTGGTCGGCGACGAGGGCGGCCTGGAGCTGAAGTGCCCCCTGGGGAAGACGCAGGTGAAGTACCTGCGCGCCGGCACGCTGCCCGACGAGTACCGGCCCCAGGTCCACGGCGCCTTGATCGTCAGCGGCCGGCCGTGGTGGGACTTCCTCAGCTACTGCCCCGGCCTGCCGCCCCTGCTGATCCGCGTCCGTCCCGACGACTACACCGAGCGGCTACGGCAGGCGCTCGAAAGCTTCTGGGCCGACTATAAGACTGCCCTGGCGAACATCCGCACCTATTCGACCCGTGAACCCCTCCTGGCCCTGTGAAAGGACACCCTATGAACCGCCGATCCTGTGACCCCGTCCACCCCGCCCCAACCCTGAACGGCGACCAGGCCCTCGGACTGAACGTCCGGGAGTGGTTCGCCGGCCAGGCCCTCACCGGCATCATCGCGGCTTACGCGGGCCCCTGCGTCAGCCTTCCTTTTGCCAAATCGACAGCAGAAAAAGCATTTGCCTACGCCGATTCGATGATCGCCGAGCCTCGAAAGGGGGCAACCATGCCGCGGCACAGTGAGGACCTGGAGGCCCGCGTCGGCCCGGCCGGCGGCCCTGGCGACCGCAAGGTCTACATCTGGTGCGGGGACCTGCTGGTCGGCACCGCGTTTCACACGCACCTGGCCGTGCCGCCCGAGGTCCAGGAGGCGAACGCCCGGCTGTGGGCGGCGGCGCCGGAGCTGCTGGCGGCGTGCCGGCGCTGCCTGGCCGTCACCGGCGGCAGCGCCAACTGGAAGGGCGAGACGGAGGAGTTCCTGCGGCTGATGGAAGCCGCCGTCGTCGAAGCGACGGGGGAATTGCCGTGAAGCCCGACCCGCCCGCCCTGACCCGCTCCGCCCTGACCGAGCTAATCGCCCTGGGCCGGCAGATCGCCGCGCGCATGAACCTGCGCGAACGGCAGAACCTGGAAGACGCCCTGCAGCTCGGCCAGGTCCTCCTGAAGCTGAAGGAGGACGCCAGCCATGGCAGCTTCGAGCAGGCCCTTGAGAAGATCCATGTTTCGAGCCAGCGGGCGAGCGAATACATGCGGCTGGCCAAATCCCCGGTACCGGGGATTTGCGAGACCACGAGCATCAACGCGGCCCTGGAGAAGGTCCGGGAGTATGAGGCCAGGCAGAAGGAGGAGGCCCAACCCGCCCCGACGCCGGCCCAGCTGCGCGACCAGCTCAAGGCGAAGCAAAAGGCCGCCGCGGAGAAGGCCCGGGCCGACTCCGGGGAAAAAGACGACTTCGGCACCCCAATCCCGAAGCGCTGCCTGGACGCCTGGAAGGACCCGGGGCTGCGGGAGGTCCGGGAGAAGCTGGCCATTTACGACGACATGCTCCGCCGCGACCGGCTGGCCGACGTCGTGATCAAGCGCGAGGCCGCCTACCCGTTCATCGACCCCAAGAAATTCACCGACGGCATCGGCCAGGCGATGAACACCCTCGAAGAGTGCCTGGCCTACCTCCGCGACAACATGCCGGCCGGGGTGTGCCCGTCCTGCGCTGGCAAAGGGTGTAGTCACTGCCTCATGAGCGGGCTGGTGCCGCGGAACGTGTACGAGGGGCTGAAGAACGGGAAGGGATCGGCATGAAACAGACAGCTAAGCAGCGTGGGCCGGCCCGTATACGTCGCCGCCTGGCGACCCTGACGCTCCAGGAGATCGCCGACCGGCTGGGCATCTCCCAGGTGCGCTGTCAGCAGCTGGAGGCGCGGGCCCTGGCGAAGCTGAGGCAGCACCCGCTGATCCGGCAGCTAGCCGAAGAAATGGGTATCACCGGATGATTCTCTACCCCTTCCAGCTCGATGCGGTGGACCAGGTGGCGGCGGCCGCCCAGTCGGGGGCGCGCGTCATCGTGCTCCAGAGCCCGACCGGCAGCGGCAAGACCACCATCGGCTGCGAGATCATCCGCCGGGCCGTGGCCAAGGGAACGCGCGTCCTGGAGATCGTCCACCGCCGCCACCTGGTCAATCAGTTCTCCGACCGCCTCGGCGAGTTCGGCATCGACCACGGCGTCCTCATGGCCGGCTTCCCGCGGCGGTCGGCCCCGGTGCAGGTGGCTTCCCGCGACACCCTCCTGGCGTCGGAGGCAGTCGAGCTGCCGCCGGCCGGGCTGGTGATCGTGGACGAAGGCCGGCACGCGGCGGCCCCGGAGTTCCGCCGGCTGCTGGCGCCCTACGAGGCGGCCGGAGCGTTCGTGATCCTCCTGGACGCCACGCCCGTTCTCGCGGACGGCAAGGGGCTGGGGCCTTGGGCGCAGGCCATGGTCTGCGCGGCCCCGGTGACGGAGCTGGTCCGCGACGGCTACCTCTGCCCGGTGAAGTGTTTCTGGCCCGACCGCAAGCGGCAGCGCAAGATCATCCGCGGGCTGTGCGGGGACCTGGTCGAGAGTTGGCGGCTCTACGCCGAGGGGTTGCCGACCGTGCTGTTTTGCTCGCGCGTACAGCATAGCCGGGATGCCGTCACGGCGTTCTGCACGGCCGGCGTCCCCGCCGCGCACGTGGACGCCGACACGCTGGACTGGGACCGCGACCGGATTTTCGACCAGCTGGCCACCGGCGAAATCAAGGTCGTCTCCAATGTCGGGATCATCAAGGAAGGCGTGGACATCCCCTGCCTCGGCTGCGTGCAGTGGTGGACCGACCCGGCCGGGCGCGTGGCCTGGGTGCAGGGCTGCGGCCGGATCATGCGGCCCTTCTCCGGCAACGCCCATTTGCCCCCAAAGAGGGTGGGAGTCATCATCGACCACGCCGGCGCCCTGGCCCGGCATGGCTTCCCCGACGAGGACATGGAGTGGCCCTTGATGGGGAACGCCGACGCTGCCTTCAAAAAGCGGCACGACGACGGCGAGACGGAGAAAACCCTGTACTGCAAGACGTGCGAGCTGGTCTACCACGGGCAGGCCCACTGCCCGCAGTGCGGCCGGCTGCCCCCCAAGCCGCCGCGGTCCGTGTTCGCCCCCGAGCCCGTGGAGCACACGCACGAGCTGCTGACCGAGGCCGACCGCGCCGGCCTGGGCACGTTCCCCGACACGCGCGAGGAGCGGGTGCGGCACTGGTTCCGCTGCCTCCGCGCCGCCCATAGCCGGGACAAGAGCTTCGGCATGGCGGCGATGATCTTCAAGCGGAAGTACGGCGGTTTCCCCGGCGACGATTTCCCCATGATGCCCCGCGGCCGCGCCTGGAAGACGCGCGTCCGCTCCGTGTACCCCGAATGGCCCAGCCGGCACCCGCAACCGACGGAAAGTGAGGTCTGACGATGCCCCGGAAGAAGACCGACAACGGCGCCGGCACGGCCGAGCCGCCGCCGCGCGGCAAGCAGCAGTACCTGGCCGGCTGCGAGCCGCCCTCCGTGCCGGAGATCGATGACATCGCGGCCAACTTCTACGAGGCGGGCCAGATGGCCAAGCGTGCCCGGGAGAGGGAACAAGAGCTGGGCGACCGGCTCATCGCGCTCATGGTCCATCACAAGCTCTGGGCCTACCGCTTCGAGAACCACATCGTCACCCTGGAGCTGAAAAACAAGATCAAGGTGGCCCGGGACCAGGGGGAATGACATGCCTGAGCGCGTCTGCCCCTTCACGGGCTGCGGCGTCGGGATCGACGCGGAGATGTTCGCGTGCAAGCGGCACTGGTTCTCCCTGCCCAACCTCCAGCAGCGGCGCATCCTGGTCGCCTACAAGCTCTGGCGGGTAGGCGAGATCGACGGCGCCGAGCTGCGCCGCCGGCAGCAGGAGGTCCTGGACCAGACGAGGGAGGGCGGCCATGCCTGAGACACCCGATCCCCTGACCGACCTGGCCCGGCTGGTCCGGCGCTTGCGTGAGCGGCAGCAGGCGTATTTCCGGTCGCGGCACCCGACCGTGCTGGCCGAGTGCAGGGACCTGGAGCGGCGGGTTGACGCGGCCGTGGCGGCGATCCTCAGCCCGCCCGCGCTGTCCCTGTTCGGAGGCGAGCCATGAGCCGGCAAGAGTTCACGGACAAGTGGCGCCACGAGCTGTGCGGCCTGCTGGCCGACGCCTTTGTCAGCGGGGAGCGCGGCGCCCCCCTGGCCGCCAAGATGCGCCAGGACTTCCGCCGCATCGACGAGATCCTGTACCAGATATACCACGAATTGACCACGCAGCAGGCCCCGGCGCCCAACGGCCGGGGCGGCAACCCCACGAACCTGAAGGTGGCACCGTAATGAGCGCGACGAAGACGCCGGCTACGACTGAGCAACCGAAGGCCCGGCCGCGGGGCCTGGACCCGGAGCTGCAGACCATGGCCCGGATCGACCGGCTCCTGGCGGGCCTGAAGCCCGCAGAGGCGCGCCGGGTCCTGCAGTGGATCGTGGATCGCTGGGCCGTGGAGGGCATCGAGCCGGAGCGGTTTAGCCCGATGGAGATCACCGGATGATCGTCCGCAGCGACAAGACGTTGTCACTGTTCCGCGGCCCCGGCCCCTGCGCCTGGTGCGGGCGCTGGCACCCGCGGCGGCACGCCGCCCACGTCCTGGCCCGGGGCGCCGGCGGCGGCTCCCGGCTGGACGTGCCGCTCAACCTGGTATCCCTGTGCCCCGACTGCCACCAGGGCCACCACGCCGGCCGGCGGCCGCTGCGCTGTGACCTGCTCGCCCTGGTGGCGGCACGCGAGGGGCTGCTCCAGGGCGACGTCGAGGCGGAGCTGTTCCGACTGAGGAGGGCGCCCAAATGATTCCAGGGTGCAAAATCCGGCAGATGCGTGCGGCGGCCCTCCGGGAGGTCCCTCGGTGCTGCGGCCTGCCCATGACGCTGACGGGCCGGGTGACGGCCGAGCCGCCCCTGCCCCCGGTCCCGCGCGGACCCGCCTACCGCGTGTACTCGGCGGTGTATGTCTGCGGCTGTTGCGCGGGCAACCGGGCGGTGCCGCACGAGTGGCAGAGGCTCGAGGAGGCAGGACCTTGATTGCCTGGAGCTACGGCGGCGGCGTGCAGAGCGTGACCATCGGCGTGCTGATCCGAGAAGGGGCCTTGCCCCGGCCCGACCTGGCCGGCATTGCGGACACGTCCCGGGAGGTCGCCTCGACCTGGGAGTATCTGTACCGGCACATGCAACCGTACCTGGACGCCATTGGGCTCAAGATCGATGTGGTTCCTCACACGCTGGCCCGGGTGGACCTGTACGACAAGAGCGGCCTTACCCTGATGCCGGCCTACACGCGCACGGTCACGGAGTTTGACGGACTTTTCGGCAGGCAGGAGGAAGTAGCAGAGGGCCGCCTTGCGGCCCTCTGCTCTGGCGAGTGGAAGCGAGACACCATGGAGCGATGGCTGCGGCTCAAGGGTGTCAAGGAGTGTGAGCAGTGGATCGGGTACAGCACGGACGAAAGCTGGCGGGTGAAGAAGGCCCATCGGAATTGGTGCCAGCCAGTCTATCCGCTCATCGACAAAGGCATCAGCCGGGCACTGTGTGTCCGGATCATCGAAGGGGCCGGCCTGCCCGTGCCTCACAAGAGCCGCTGCTGGTGCTGCCCTCACCAGACGCCGGAAGAGTGGCTGGAGGTCCGGTCCAAGCCGGAGGAATGGGCGGCGGCCATCGCCCTTGAGCGGGAGATCAACGAACGCGACCCGAAGCAAGCCGGCCTGTTCCTCTACTCCGGCCGGGTGCCGCTGGAGATGGCGGATTTTCAGACGGATGCCGGACTGGCGCCGCCTGCTCGGCCGTGCGAAACGGGCCACTGCTGGACGCGAGAGGGGGTGAAACATGGCCCTGAAGATCGACCGCGACACCGCCCGGCAGCTGGGCATCCCCGACGTGCCGCCACGGCCGGCCCCGGCCCCGCCCGGCAACGACAAGGCCCGCCAGGCGCTCTTCCTGGCGGCGTGCAAGGCCCACGGCTTGCCCTTGCCGGAGGTCGAATACCCGTTCGCAAGGCATTGCCACGAGCCCGCCTACCGGGGCCGGCTCTGGCGCTTCGATTACTGCTGGCCCCAGGCGGATGTTTTCCTCGAGGTCCAGGGCGGGCTGTGGACGGGCGGCCGGCACGTCCGGGGACAGGCGCTCCTGCGCGAATACGAGAAGCTGAACGCCGCGACGGCGCTGGGCTGGTCCCCGGTCTTCTGCACGCCGGAGCAGCTCGATAGCCTGGCGATCATGCCGACCCTCAAGGGGGTGTTACTGCCATGACCGATGAAGCCCTCGGGGACATTGGCCCGGCGGTCCCGATTGCCCCGCTGGCCGTCCAGGTTGACCGCGTGGTCAAGCAGCGGGACGCCTTAGCCCGCCTGTGCGCGGAAATGGTGACGACGTTCCGGCTGCCGGCCAACGCGGAGAAGGTGGCGCTGCTCGGGCCGACGTTTGCCGAAATCGTGGCCGGGTGGGCAAAGCGGTTTGAGCAGGCGAGCGGCAATTGAAGCACGATGCCAGCCAAGCACCGGCGGAAACCTGGCTGGCCTCCACGTAAAGCACGACGAAGCCATGCGGCGGACGCCGACGCGGTGGCCGAGGTCGTGCAGAGGGGAGACGGACGGTGCTCCCCGCGGCCGGTGGAAGCCCGGCACCTAGCCGCTGTTCCGCCCCGGGGTAACGGGTTCTGCGGCGCTCATTCCCCGGGGCACTTTGATGCTATGGGACGCTAAGCGGAGGATGTTCAGCCGCAAGGCGCTGCATGGCAGCTACCGGCTCGATGCGAGGCACAAATGAAGATCGGCGCCCTGGCCCCCTGGTATGGCAGCAAGAGGACGCTGGCGCCGAGGATCGTGGAGCAGCTGGGCCCGCACCGCATCTACTGGGAACCCTTCTGCGGCAGCTGCTCGGTCCTGTTCTTCAAGGACCGCTGCACCTATGAAACGGTCAACGACCTGCACCAGGACCTGATCAACCTGGCCCTGGTGGTGCAGGACGGCGACGCTGCGGCCGACCTGTACGGCATGGTCGCGCGGACCCTGTTCCACGAGGACCTGCTGCCCACCGCGAAGCGCTATCTCACGGATGCGCCCGGGCCGGAGCCGGGAGAGTTCGACGTCGAGCGAGCCTACTGGTACCTGGTCTTTTCCTGGATGGGGCTGAACGGCATCAGCGGCACCCCTCTGCACCACACCGGCACGTTCGCCGTCCGCTACTCGGGGAGTGGAGGCAACGGGGCAACGCGCTGGGCCTCGGTGTGCGACAGTATCCCCGACTGGCACCAGCGCCTGATCGGCGTGCAGGTCCTCAGCCGGGACGCCTTCGAGGTCCTGGAGCGGATCGACGACGCGCCGGGGACCGCGATCTACGTGGACCCGCCCTACATCACCAAGGGCGCGAAGTACGTCCACGACTTCGCCCTCGAGGATCACGACCGCCTGGCCGCGCTGCTGCGCCGGTTCCTCGACGCGCGGGTTGTGGTGAGCTATTACGATCATCCAGCCCTGGAAGGCCTGTACCTGGCCCGCGACTGGACGAAGATCGACAGCAGCAAGCTCAAGGTCGCCAAGAGCATGGTCAACAGCGGCAAGCGCGACCAGTCGGGCCGGACCGAGGCGCCCGAGGTGCTGCTGGCCAACGGCCCGGCCCTGGGTGATCAGGCCACGCTGTTCTAGGGAGGCCCCCATGTCCGCGAGCCGCTACGTCCACCTCGACGTCCAGAAGATCCTGAAGGAAACCGAGGCCGCCTTCCTCGTGCGTCTGGAGTGCTGGGACGAGCTGTGGCTGCCAAAATCCCAGGTGGCCAACCCGGAAGACTATCAGGAGGGGGACGAGGACTGCTGCATCAGCATCACCTTATGGCTGGCCCGGGAAAAGGGGATCGACTGACGGGAGGGGGCCGCCAGGTACAACACCAGCGCCGGTAAAATCCAGCGATGATCTTCTAGGGAGGTTTTTATGTCGAAGTACATTGAGGTGTTGCAAGAGGACATCGACCGTGCCATCGCTAATTGCTCCAACAGGTGTGCTGTTGCCGAGGCGATCCGCAGATATTACCCGACCGCCGTGCGCATGCGGGTTGATCTGGCAACGATTCGGTTCACCCTTCCGGAGAAGCAAAAGCGCTACATCTACCTGACGCCGGCTAAAGCCCAGGAGTACATCATCGCCTTTGATGCCGGGGAGAAGCTTGAACCCTTCTCGTTCCGGCTGGATGTGCAAGGTCGTCAAACCATCCCCAGCCAATCGATGCCTGCGGAGGTTCAACTGAAATTGCACGAACGGGCACACAACGGGCGCCGAGTGAATACCAAGGTCGAAAAGATTGGCGGCAAGGCGCCGCCAAGGCTTGGACCGTCCACGAGCCGCGGATTTGGAATCTGCGGGCTGCGGATCAACAAGGATAAGGTTACCGTTAACCGCGACGTGGATGCGGAGACAACCGACGATTGACAGACATTGGGCAGGGGCGGCAGGGCCGCCGCCCCTGCAGAAATTGAGTGCGAAACCGCATCGTGAAAGCCGATTGACATCGCCCTGTCAGCACAGAGCCCCCGGTTGGGCACACCGCGTCCGCCGCCGAGCGGTAGACCCTCCGGGGTTCGGCGGCCGGGGCTTGGCAGCTATCCCCCGCAGAGCAAGTTAGCGACTGAGGTATCGCCCCGGTGCGTGTGGGAGCGCTTGGCCCGGCCCACCCATCGTCAGGTCGTGCGGGTGCAACCGGCGGAACGACCCTAACTAACCACCGCCGGCCGTCGCGGCTCCCTTCAGGGTTCGGCAGACGGCAGCACTGATCCCGTGGCACGGGGTCAGTGCGCCCTCCGCTTAGGGATTGGCAGTGCAGGGGCCGGGTCAATCGCCGGCTTTGGGGTCCGGCGGATGGCAAATGTCCTCTACGGCTTCTTCGGGAAGATCGGTCAGGTCTTCGGAGACGCTGACGCCGCGCCCTGCGGCGTGGAATCGCATCGTCTCGACCGCCTCCGCCCAGCTCTCAAAGGCGGCTGCTGTCTGCCAGCGGTCGCCAGGAAGCACATAGGTGCCGTACCACATAGCTAGTCCTCCAGAACAGCAGCCGCCAGCCCCGCCAGTCGCTCCGCCACGGCCCGGCGGTCGTCGTCGTTCAGGGACGCCAGCACTTCCTCCCTCGCCAGCACTGGCACGGTCCCCAGGTGCGCCTCGGCGGCCTTCACTCGACTAAATACGGCCGAGAGTCCGTGCCCCCAGGAGGCGCCGAACTCGCTCCCACCAGTCTCCAGGATCGAGTCGTCTTTCAGATCGCGGCACCACTCCGCGGCCATCTCCAGGGCCGCCTGATGGCGGTCCAGGATGCCGCGCTGCGTCCGGTAGGTGGAGCGCCCTGTCTCCGCCGTTAACACGCTCAGCACACCCTGCCCGAGATCCAGACGTGCCAGGGCCTGGCGGATTACGGCTACCAGCACCCGGACGGGCACTCTGAGATTGGAAAACTCATATTCTCCGGCGTCAGTGACACCTGGGACAGCCAGGCCAGGGCGGTCGTTGCCGGGACGCGGCACCACGACGTAAGCCAATCCGCGCTCACTCGCCAGACCAGCCGCCCTCTGAGCAGTCTTCGCCATCGTCATCCCTCCCTCTTTCGTCCCCGGCCCGCGTCCGCCGCGGGCCCCTAGTGTGGCCCGGGGCGACGTGCCCCGGGCGGTGGTGTTAGTAGCCGTCTTTCGCGGCGGACGCCTTCAGCGCTTCCAGCCGCTCATCGTACAATCGTCGCCGCGCGAGCTCTTCAGCCTCGGTTCGAGTAGCTGCCCGAACCCGTTCGCATCTCTGCCGAACCTGCAGATCAACCGGCGGCCGGTCGAGTACCAGGATCTCGTTCGGCGGGAAGCTTGGGCACCCCATCTCGATGCAGTAGTACGTTCGCATGACTTTTCTCCCTTTCGCCCCCGGCCCGCGTCCGCCGCGGGCCCCGTGTCTCTTGCGTCCCACACCCATATTGTACCGGGACAATTCCCAGGGTCAAGGCCGGTTGCGGAAAATTCCCTGGATATTTTTCCGGGGGCCGGGTAGCATGGGTGCATGAGACGCAAGCCAGGCTATCGCGTGGTGCAGGCCGAGGTCCCGGCAGAGTTGTGGCAAGCGCTCGTGGCCGACGCCTGCGTCCACGGCCGCAGCGCCAACGCGCAGCTGGTCCACGTCCTCAAGCGTGCTTACCCCCGGGCCGGCGGCGAGCTGCCGCGCCGCCCCGGCCGGCCCCGCAAGGGCGCCGCCGCCCCCACCCGCTGACATACCCCTGTCAATCCCCCGGCCGCCGTGGTAGGATGGGGCCACCAGCACACAGCGGGGGCCCCCCATGAGCGCCGGCATCTGGTTCTGGATCATCTTCGTCCTGGTCGTCCTGTTCGGCTGTTTCGCCTACTATCCTTTCGGCGGCGACACGCGGCGCTACGCCGGCGTGTCCCTGGCGATCCTGGTGCTGATCGGCCTGCTGGGCTGGGGCGTGTTCGGGCCGCCGATCAAGTGAGGCGCCATGGACCTTCCCGAAATGGAGCTGCGCGAGGCGGCGGCCGTGGCCTGGCTTCGGGCCCGGCGGGAGCTGCCGAACCTCAACCTCGACAACCGGCCCCGGCTCGAAGCCAGGCTCCGCTGTGCCTTTTTGGCGGGCTGGGCAAAGGGCTTCACCGCGGCGCTCGACTGGGATGACGCGGCGCCGGAGTGCCGCGGCAAGTGAGGGACGCATGCTGTCTGACGCCGAACCGGCCACGTCCTGGGGCGCGATCACGGCGGTCGCCGTGACCGTGGGCTTCATCGCGCAGATCGTGCTCCAGGTCCTGGCGCGGTGGGACGCGGCCCGGACGGCGGCCAAGGCCCAGGCCGCTGCCTCGAACGCGGCGACGCAGGTGAGCGCGGTTAAGCGCACGCTGGAGACGGCGACTGCCACCAGCGACGCCAAGCTGGACTCCCTGGGCAAGGTGGCGACGGCGACGCACGCGCTCGTCAACAACAACATGGCCGTGCAGCTGCGGCTCAACGCCGCCCTGGCCCGGCGCCTGGCCGAGCTGACCCGGGATCTGTCCGATATCCGCGCGGCCGACCTGGCCGACCAGCTCCTGGCGGAACACGAGGCGAAGCAAGCCGTGGTCGATGCCGCGGCTGGACCGAAGTAGACCAGCGGAGCGGGCCCGCCGACCGGCGCCGGGCCCCCCTTTTTCACCCGAGAGGAACCCGACCGATGGCAGCACCGACGATTCCGCAGTCCGTGATTGATGCCCTGAACCAGGCCGAGGCCGACCAGGCCGTGGCCACGTCCGCGGCCGCGACGGTGACGACCGACCAGACCACCCTCGCCACCGACCAGGCGGCCCTGGCGACGGCCAACGCCACGGCGGCGGCGAGCACGAAGGCGGCGATTGCCGCCGTGTACACGGCCCTGGGCCTGACGCCGCCGGCCGGCATCATGGCCGCGCTGCCGGAGTCCGGCCTGTTCACGGGCGGCGTCCCGTGGGCGCTGATCCTCAAATTGCTTAAGGCGCTGCTCGATACGGCCGGAACGGTGGCGGCGCCGGCGCCAGCCGGGCAGAAGGCGGCGCCGAAGAAGTGACCCCTCCAGAGGCCGGGCGGGGCTGGCGCTACACAGCCCCGCCCCGGCCCTTCCCATGAGGTGACGATGCCCGAGATGATCTGCACCCCAAAATCCCTGCCTGACGATTTGCTGCTGCCCTCGGCGGCAACGGCAGCGCGGATCAACCCCGCCAACGCGCCGGCGCCGGCGCTGTCCCTGGCGGCGGTGCTGCCCCCGGAACACTTAGCCCTCCTGACTTCGCGCTACTGGGGCGGCGGCGGCGTGAGCCTGGCGGTGGGCTTCCTCGAGCCGGTGGCTGCGGATTTGAGCGCCCGCATCCTGTCCCACATGAACGCCTGGGGGCAGTATTGCAACTGCAAATTCTCGCTGACCCAGCAAATCGGCAGCGCTCAGGTGCGGATCACCCTGGCGGGTGACGGCTACTGGTCGTACCTCGGGACCGACATCCTGCACATCCCTGCGGGCCAGCCGACGATGAGTCTGCAAGGCTTCACGATGGGGACGGCCGAGGGCGAGTACCGCCGCGTCGTCCGGCACGAGACGGGCCATACCCTCGGGTTCATCCACGAGCACCTCCGCAAGGAGCTGGTGGCGCGCCTCGACCCGGCCAAAACCATTGCCTGGGGTGCGTCGCAGCTGGGCTGGTCGGCGGCGATGGTCCAGCAGCAGATCCTGACGCCGGCCGACGACTCGAGCCTGACGGAGACGCCGGCGGCGGACCAGCTGTCGATCATGTGCTACCAGCTGCCGGGGTCGATCACGGTGGACGGCCAGCCGATCCTCGGCGGCACGGACATCGACCCGACCGACCAGCAGTTCGCGGCGAAGTTGTACCGGCTGCCGAACGTGCCGCCGCCACCCGTGGGGCCCGTGCCGGCAGGGGCGCTGTTCCCGATGACGTTCAATAAGTCCGTGCCTTTAGGCGCGACCTTCGTCGCGCGGGCCAAGAAGCCGATTCCGGCGGGCACTTATGGGCTGGTGCCGCAGGCCGCTGGGGCGGAAGAGGCGGCCCTGGCGGTAGGGATATTCGACCCGGACGACTGACGAAATGAAAGCGGCGCCGGCCGGTTTGCGGGCCCGGCCGGCGCCGGCGCGGACACGGACTCAGGGCGCGCCCTTGGGCATGGGCGCGGCGGCGGCCGCTGCTGGCAACCGGGACTCGATGCGCCGCAGCGTATCGCAAATCTCCTGGAGCGTGCAGGGCTGGCCCTGGGAGGCCAGGGCGGCGGGCACCGGGGCGTAATCGGCGCAGGGGTTGACGGGCGGAGGCGCCGCGGCGATCACGGGCCGGGCCACGGGGCCCGTCATGGTCGCGCCCACGGGCTCAGCTGCCACGCCACCGATGGCCAGGGGGCCGGTCATCTGCTGCACAGTTACCGGCGTGGACAGCGTGGCCGGCCGGCCGACCTGGAAAACCCAGCCGGTGGTACTGGTCGGGCCGGAGCAGCAGCCGGCCGGCAGAGCGGCCAGCAAGGCCGCCAGCAGGAAAAGGAATCGTCCTGTCCGCATTGTCTGGACCTCCGTGTCTTGGGGTTGGGCGAGCGTTTGACACGGACAGGGATCGGCTGCTACAAGTACAGGTCGTGAGGGATTTTCCGGCCCGGAGTAAGCGCCCCGTCGTGGGGCGATTACCCCGGAAAGTGGACAGGAGGCGGCGACTCGTGAAGGCAGCTACGGGTGAACAAAGGAGATGATCATGACCTTGCGCGAGTTTACCAAGGGGCTGTCGCGGCAGCCCGCTGACGTCCTGGATGCGGAACTGGTCGCCGCCGCTGGGCCCGCTGGCGAGTTCAGGCCAGTGCTAAGCTTTGCCGTGCTTATCGCCTCCGCGGAACATACGGTGGAGCGCGTCCGGATCGAGCTGAACACTGACGCTGGCGGGGCCGGGTGATGGGAGCCGGGCCGGCCCCGATGGCTGCGGCGCCTATTCTTGGTGGAGGAATCGAAGATGAGCCATGCCGGCTTCCTGCAAGCGATCCTGGCCGCCCCCGACGACGACACGCCGCGCCTGGCGTACGCGGACTGGCTGGAGGAACGGGGCGACCCGCGGGGAGAGTTCATCCGGGTGCAATGCGAGCTGGCCCAGATCGGTAACCCCATGTCGGAGGCGGAGGATTCGAGAGATGACATCCTCCGCGAGCGCGAGCGGGAGTTGCTGGCGACGCACTGGCCGGAATGGCGGCCCCACCGTTGGTGTTACTGCGCCAACATGGATGGACCAGACTTGGCACACGACGACGATTGGTGGGTCGCCACCTTCCGCCGCGGCTTCGTCCACTCCCTCACCTTGCCCGCCGCCGCCTGGCTGGAGTACGCCGACGCGATCCTGGCCACGAACCCAGTCCGGGAAGTGACGCTGACGACGCTGCCGCAAGTGGAGCAGCAGACGATCGGGCGCGTTCATGATCCCAGCTGGCGCGCGCCGTACCGACTGCTCGGCAGGCAGCGCTGGTACGACTGGGAAGCGCTGGGCAGGCTAGAGAACATCGAAGCTCTCGGGCTCAAGCTGCTCTCCCTGGAATGGCCCGGTATCCGCTTCGCGCTGCCCCAACTTGAGCGCTACGGACGCCTGGTCCAGCTACCGGACGACATCTTGACGCGCGACTACACCAAAGAGGACATGGCCAGCATGCGGGAGGCGGGCGCGCGCAGGGCCGCCGAGCTCGAGCAGAGCATCATCGAAGCGATCGGCATTCCAAGCGCGCTCATCGGCACGCTTCGCGGTGCCAACTACTCCAGCACGCTCGCACAGCAGGGCAGGCACGGGGGCGAGCGCAGCGACCAGGCAGACGTCGGGACGCCGTCGGTCGATGATCCTCCCGACGATCCCACTGCCTATGCTGCCCCCGATCGCGGGCGGACCGACCGACGCCCACGGCAGGATCGGCCGCCAGGGAACCCGTTCCGGCGACGGCGCGGGACACCACGCGATGCATGATGGCAGGGTGATAGGTTCTTCCGGTGCGCGAGCGCGGGCGCGACCAGCACGGGAACAGTCGATTTTGCCAACCCACAAAGCAAGCACACGATGACGCAGACGCTGGAGCAGCGGCGGGAGGGGGTGAGGCGGCGGCTGGCGGAGGTCAGCCGGTCGGGCCGGGACTGTGCCCCGATCCCGCCGATCGCCGACGTGCGGCGGCGGACACGGTGCCGCAAGAGCCTGCGCCTGTTCATGGAAACCTACAACCCGGCCCCCCTCTATTTCGGGTGGGCACCCTACCAGCTTGACGGCGTCCGCAAGGTGGAGGAGGCTATCACGCGGGGCGGACTCCAGGCCGTGGCCTGGCCGCGGGGCGGCGGCAAGACGGTGCTGTGCCGCATGGCGGCGCTGTGGGGGGTGAGCTACGCCCTGGTGCGCTACGGCTTCCTCCTCGGGGCGAACGAGGGCATGGCGAAGGCCACCCTGGAGGCGGTCAAGACGTTCATGCGCTTCCTGCCCCTGTACCGGGCCGACTTCCCGGAAATCTGCCACCCGGTCGAGAAGATCGAGGGGATCGCCCAGCGAGCTGGCGGGCAGCTGTGCGACGGCAAGCCGACCATGATCGAGTGGGGGCAGACGTGCATTGTCCTGCCGACGGTGCCGTGCCCGCCCAACTGGCCGCGCTCCTGGGCCAAGCGATCCGACGGCATGGCGCCGACCTCGGGCGCGGTGCTCAGTGCCTCGGGGCTGACCGGCAACGGGATTCGCGGCTCGGTCCACACCCTGACCACGGGCGAGCAGGTCAGGCCCGATTTCGTGCTGCTCGACGACCCGCAGACCCCCGAGAGCGCGGCCAGCCCCGACCAGAACGACAAGCGCGAGCGGCTGGTGTCAGCGGACGTGCTGGGCATGGCTGGACCGGGGCGGACGATCGCGGCCCTCATGCCATGCACGGTGATCTACCCCGACGACATGTGCGACCGCCTCCTGGACCGGCGCAAGCACCCTGAATGGCGCGGCGAGCGCGTCAAGATGGTGCTCCGGCCGCCGGACAACCTTGATGCCTGGGATCGGTACAACGAGGTGTACCGGCGCTGCCTGGGCAGGGAGCCGCCCGACCTGTCTAAGGCCAACGCCTACTACGAGGCGCACCGCGCCGAGCTGGACGCGGGCTGCGAGCTGAGCTGGCCGGAGCGCAAGCACCCGGGCGACGTCTCGCCGGTCCAGCACGCCATGCACATTTACCTCCGCGACCGGCGGACCTTCCAGTCGGAGTACCAAAACGACCCGGACCCCCTGGTGCCTCCCTCCCCCGGCGAGCTGCACGCCGCGGAGATCATCTGCCGGCTCAATCACCAGGTCTGGGGCGTGGTGCCGGCCTGGGCCGAGCGGCTGACGTGCTTCGTGGACGTGCAGCAGGACCTGCTCTATGGGGCGGTCTGCGCCTGGGGCGAGGGTTTCACCGGGGCGGTCCTGGACTACGGCGCCTACCCCGACCAGCGCCGCGCGTACTACGCCCTGGCCGACGCCCGCCCCACGCTGGCGCAGGCCACCGGCATCGGCAGCCTGGAGGGCAGCTTGTGGGCCGGACTGACAGCCCTGTGTCAGCAGCTGCTGGGCCGGGACTGGCGGACCCCGGCCGGGACCGTCTTCCGCGTCGAGCGCTGCCTCATTGATTCGGGCTGGGGCCAGAGCACGGCGCTGGTGAAGAAGTTCTGTCTGGAGAGCGATCATGCGGCGGTGCTCTTGCCCTCGAAGGGCGTGGGGCTGGGCGCGTCGCACAACGCCATGTCGGACTGGCCGAAGAAACCCGGCGAGCGGCGCGGGTCGGACTGGGTCGTGCGCGTCGAGCCCGGACACGGCCGCTTGCTCCTGTACGACGCGCACGCCTGGAAAAGCTTCCTGGCCGCGCGGCTGCGGCAACCGCTGGGCGAGCCCGGGGCCCTGACCCTGTACGGCGCCGACCCGGAGGCCCATCGGCTGCTGGCGGACCACTGCTGCGCCGAATACCCGGTGCGCACGAGCGGGCGGGGGCGGGAGCTGGACGAGTGGAAGGTGCGGCCCGGCAACGACAATCACTTCTGGGACTGCCTCGTGGGCTGCTGCGTGGCGGCCTCCGAGCGCGGCGCGGTCCTGCGCGGGATGGAGCCGGTGCAGCGTGTGCGGCGCAAGGTTGACTACTCCAAGTTGCGCGGGAGGGGGACATGATCCTCATTACCCGGGAGGCGCTGGCCGCGACGGCGGCCGAGCGCTGGGACCTGCAGTACCCGCGCGCCGACCTGCAGGAGCCATCCCGGCGCATCCGCGCCCTGGGGCCGGCCCCGGACCCCGACGCGGTGGACCGGATCATCGGCAACGACTACTGGACCACTCCGGGCCCCTGCAGCGAGTGCGGGGCCCAGGGCGTTGCCGTCGCGCAGGTTGGGCAGGAGCCCGACTACGAGTCCGCGACCGCCTGGCTGTGTGAAGGCTGCGCGCGCAAGGCCCTGTCCCTGTTCGGCCACTGACATAGCGCTGTCACTGGTCCGCCGGCCGTGGTAAGATGGGGCCATGGCCGTCCTCCACCCAAGCCTGATCGTCCAGCGCGGCATCCGCTGCCCGCGATGCGGGGGCACGCGCTACCGGGTGACGCACACGCGGCCGGCCCGCGACCGCATCCGCCGCTACAAGGTCTGCCTGGGGTGCGGCCGCCAGAGCATGACGGTGGAAGTGACCCCCCTGGACCAGCTGGCCCGCGCATGAGGAGTCTCCCATGAGTGCCGATAACGCCACGGTCCAGGGCATGCGCAAGCGCCTGCTCGTGGACGCCCAAAGCGTCAACTGGCCGGCGGTGGTCGTCTGCTACGCGACCACGGTCGCCGACGGCGCCAACGTCCTGGTACCCGTGACGGCGGGCAACCCGCTGCCGACCACCGGGGGCGGGGGCGGCGGCGGGGGCAACGCCGCGGCCGGAGCGACCGGCTCGGCCGTGCCGGCCGACGCGGATTACGTCGGCGTCAACATCGGCGGCAACCTGACCGGGGTCAGCGGCAAGATGGTGGGCGGTGCGACCGGCCAGTGCGTGGACGTCAACTCCGTCGGCGGCGCCGCCCTGGCCCTCGGCCAGCAGCTCGCCGCGGCATCCGTCCCCGTGGTGCTGACCGCGGCCCAGCTGACCACCCTGACGTCGCTGAGCACGGTCACAGCGAACCAGGGCGGGGCGCCCTGGGCCGAGAACATCACCCAGTTCGGCGGCACCAACTTGTCCACCGGCACGGGTGCCGGTGGCAACGGCATCCCGCGGGTAACGGTCAGCAACGATAGCGCCGTTAAGCTTTGGGACGGCACTACGGCGGCCGCCGTGGACACGGTCGGCGGGGTCAAGATCACCCCGACGCCCACGAGTAACCAGACCGGCCCTTCGCAGTCCAAGATCAAGGCGGCGGCCTCGGATAATGCCACCAACGTCAAGAACGCGGCTGGGCAGCTTTATGGATACGATTTGTCCAATAACACCGCGTCGAACAAGTGGCTGAAGCTGTACAACAAGGCAAGCGCCCCGACCAGCGGCGACACGCCAGCGGCCACCATCTTGATCCCGGCCAACGGCGGCCGCAACGTCGAGTGGAAGATGGGGCTGCCCTACGGCACCGGCATCGGCTACCGGATCACGGGCGGCGTGGCGGAGAACGACGCCACGAACACGGCCGTGGACGACGTGACCGGGTTCCTCCTTTACAAGTGAGCCGGCAGTGCCCACCAACCCAGGCGGCTACGGTTACTACCTGCCGGTCTACCCCAACAACCGGGCCAACGCCTCGGCTGCGTGCGCCTGGTATCAGTGGCTCATCACCATCACCGACAACGCGGTGTCAGCGGCCGCCGTCCACGTCGGCGGCACGGGCGGGGGGTCTGGGTACACGGTGGGAGATGTGCTCACCGTCTCGGGAGGAACCTACGTCGCCCAGCCGTGCCTGCTCCAGGTGACGAGCGTGGGGGCGAGCAACACGGTCACCGGCGTCATGGTCCTGGTGCCCGGCGACTACACGACCTCCCCGGGTACGTCGAACGTCAGCGTCACCGGCGGCACCGGCACGTCCGCGGCATTCGACCTGACCATCACGCATCCGTACACGTCGATCACGACGCACGCTGCTTTTGCCGACCTGCGTGACCTGCGCTTGCAGGATTCGGATGGCGTCACGCTGCTGAACTTCTGGCTCAAGGACAACGACAGCACCAATAAGATCATTCGCCTGACGGGGACGATCCCCAACGTGCCGGCCGGCGTCGTGGACTCACCGCGCTACCTCTGGTACGGCAACGCCGGCGCCTCGTCGGTCAGCAGCGCGGCTAATACTTACGTTAGCCAGAATTTGCCGACCGTCACGGACGTTTTCACCCAGACCGACCACGCCGGCTACAATAGCAACCCATCCGCAACCATCCTTCAATACCAGACCGGTGGCAACGTTGCACGTAACGGCCTGATCTATGCGATTTTCGGTGGGGTCGGCTCCAACGGCAATGGCACGGTCGGCTACATCTACAAGATGGAGTGTCCGCAGACCTCGGACCCGACCAACCCGAGCAACTGGACCGGCAAAGCGAGCATCGGTGGCAGGTCCGTCACGGTCAACTCCACAGGCTACTTGCACGACTTCTGCTTGCTGGAGATGGCGAACGGGACACTCATTCGCGGCTACCGCTACGGCACGAATGCGAACGTCGCTGCGGCGGCCATCGGCACGGCTTACTGTTCCAAGAGTACGGATGGCGGCGTCACCTGGAACGACGCCTCGGCCTCCTCCGTGTCGCTGGGCTATACGGGGTTCTTCCTCTTCACTGGCAAGCCGATTCAACAACCCAACGGAGACATCTGGGCTCCGTATTACGCACAGAACTCGGGGGATGCCGCCGCCACCTGGCGAGCCGGCATTGCAATCTGCGCCAACGGCAACGACCCGTCGGCGGGTGATTCTTCCTGGTCCAAGCTGGTTGAGGTGTTCTTCACCGTCGGCGTCAGCTTCGGTGAGCCGGCGCTGTTCAAGGTCAGCTCCACGAATTACTTCATGGTGTGTCGCAACGACACTGCGTCTACCGGCGGCGACCTCTGGATCAGTCGATCCACGGACAGCGGCGTCACCTGGTCCGCCCCGGCGGCGCTGAACCTGCCCGGCAAGGGCATGACCAGCACTAACGCTTACTACGTTTCGCCCCACCCCCTGACGACGACGCTTGGCAATCAACTCCTCTTCTGCGGGCTGCGGGCGACCAGCGGCCACTGGGGCGTCGGTTGCCTGGCCTCTTCGGACGGCGGTGCTACGTTTGGGCCGGTTGCTCCCTTCGGTGCCGGCAGCACCGGAGTTTTCACTAGCTACGGTTACCCGGCTGCCGTGCAGCGGTCGGACGGAAAGATTCTGGTTCTTCAGTATCGTGACGACGGCCTCGGCGACAACTTGACGAACATCGCCGTTTCGCTCACCGACGAGTTCTACTGCTTCAATCCGTTGGGCTTTTACGATGGGTACGAATCCGGCCTGGGCAACTGGTCCGTCACGACGGGCAGCACGCAGGACTCCGGGCAGAAACACTCGGGCACGTACAGCTGCAAAATCGACGGCAACACGGCCGGCGCCAAGATCACCAGGGCCATCGCCGCAGCACCGCAACTCTACGCCAAGCGCCTCGCCGTGGGCTTCTACCTCTACTCTGACACGTTCACGAACATTGCGGGCGGTCCCGAACTAATTCTGCAAGACGGCAACGGTAGCACGAACATCGAGATCGCCGCCGTCAACGCAAGCAACACCACGTCCCCCTATCCGTATCAAGGCGACAGCGCCGGTACGTTCACCGACTGGACCACGCACGCCACGCTTGCAGCGACGACGTGGACTGAGTTCATCCACTACATGGATGCCAGCTCGTCCTCGACTCCCTTTATCCTGACCAAAAATCACCAGAACCTGGGGAGCAACATCCGCCGGGCCGGCACGCCAGTTCAGTGGATAAAGAACCTGACCATTTCCGAAGGTGATCCCTCCGCCGTCAACAATGTCATGCACGTTGACGAGGCGACGATCGGCCAGTACCCGCCCGGCGGCAACGTGCCGACCGGGACCGTGGGGGCGGAGGTCGTGGTCGCCGGCCACCTGCTGGCCAGCCTGGGCTGCGGGGCCTGACCCGCCGATGCCATATGTGGCATTACTTCGCCCAATGCGCGCCCGGCCCCTTGTGCGCGCCCCGCCGCTGCCGTCAGAGTGAGTGATAGGAGGGTGTCACTCATGGGACTGAAGGCCGGCTCCTACTGGACCGCGACTTTTTTCACGAAGAACCCGACCACCGGGGCGGCTCAGAACGCCGACACCACGCCAACCCTCACCTGGCAGCGCAACGGCGTCCCCGACCCCAACGTTCCGCCCACCCTCACCATCACCAACCCGGCCACCGGCCAGTACGACGTCTCCGGGATCGTGCCGACGACCTACGCCGGCGGAGACATGGTCCAGGTGTCGGCGGCGGCCACGGTGGCGACCGTCACATCCAGTCAGACCGTCAGCCAGTTCATTCTCGATGACGACCTGGGCGGCAACCTGGCGGCCGTGGCCGGCGGGCCGCGCTCGGCGTCCTCCGACGGCCACGAGGTCACGCAGCAGCCCCTGCCCGACTTGATCGCCGCCGACCAGTACCTGGCGGCCAAGCAGGCCGGCAACGTCGGCGGCGCCGGGCCGCCGCGGCGGGGCATGGGCCTGCGCTGGACGAAGTTGACCGGGCCGGCCCAGGTGCCGGCGACCGTGCCGGCGCCGGCGGATCAGTCCTTCGGCTCCTTCGGGTAAACCATGGCCTTCTCCTGGCGCTCCCTGTTCGGCCGCAAGCCGCCTCCGCGGAAGGCGGAGCCGCCGTCGCGCCAGGCGATCCGGGCCCGCTACGATTCGTCCGTCACGACCAACGAGAACGCGCCGCTCTGGTTCATGACGGACTACCTGAGCGCCAAGGCAGCCAATTCCTTCCAGGTGCGGCGGACCCTGAAAATCCGGTCCCGCTACGAGGTCGCCAACAACAGCTACGCCCGCGGCATCGTCAACACGATCGCCAACGACCTGGTAGGGACGGGGCCCCGGCTCCAGGTGCGCACGCCGGACCCGCAGCTCAACCGCGCCGTCGAGGCGCGCTGGAAGGCGTGGGCGAAGGCCGTGGGGCTGGCCGACAAGCTGCGGCTCATGTGCAAGGCCAAGGTCCAGGACGGCGAGGGCTTCGGCGTCCTGGTGACAAACCCGCAGTTGGTCCAGGTCGATGATGCCGTGCAGCTCGACGTGTCGGTGATCGAAAGCGACCAGGTGACGACGCCCGACCCCGGCTTCATTGATTACTTCTGGGTCGATGGCGTCGTGTTGGACAAGCTGGGCAACCCAACCGAGTACCACATCCTGCGGCACCATCCCGGCGACCTGTTCGTGCCGCAATTGAACCCGCTCGTGTACGACAAGCGGCCGGTGCGGAACGTGCTGCACTGGTTCCGGAAGGATCGGCCGGGCCAGGTGCGCGGCATCCCCGAGCTGACGCCGGCGCTCGAGCTGTTCGCCCAACTTCGCAGATACACGAAGGCAGTGATCGCGGCGGCCGAGGCGGCGGCCGACGTGGCGCTGTTCCTCAAGAGCGAGGCGCCGGCCGACCGCGACACGCCGGAGCCCGACTCGGAAAACGACTTCGCCACGTTCCCCATCTCGCGCGGGCTGATGGTCCAGTTACCCGAGGGGATGGATATCAACCAGGTGCGGGCGGAGCAGCCGACCAGCACCTACGAGATGTTCGTGCGGCTGATCCTCCGGGAAATCTGCCGCTGCCTCAACGTGCCGCTCAACGTCGGGCTGGGCGACAGCTCGGGTTACAACTACTCGTCGGGCCGGCTGGACCATCTGGGCTATCACCGTCAGCAGCGCGTGGACCGCTCCGAGTGCGAGGACGGCTGCCTCGACAAGCTGATGGCGGCCTGGCTCGACGAGGCGGTCATGGTCCCCGGCTACCTGCCGGAGGGCAGCTATGCCGAGCTGCCGCACCGCTGGTTCTGGGACAGCGCGGAATCTATCGACCCGGTGAAGGATGCGCAGGCCGACCAAATGGAGCTGGCCAACCAGACGACCACCCTGGCGGCGATCTACGCCGAGAAGGGGGAGGACTGGGAGGAAGCGCTCCAGCAGCGGGCGAAGGAAGTGAAGCTGATGGCTCAGCTCGGCCTGCCGGCCCCGGCGGCACCGGCCACGAAGCCGGGGGTGGCGGCGAGTTTTTTTCCGCTGGCCGGGGCCGCCGAGCAACCCCGGAACCCGGCCGGTAGTCCCGAGGGCGGGCAGTTCGCCCCGAAGGGCGGGGGCGGCGGCGGCAAGCTGTCCGAACGGCAGGCCGGGGAGAAGAAGGAGTTGACGGAGAAGCACGAGAAGGAGAAGGCCGCTGTGCAGGAGCGCCGGGATAGGGAAGACGCGACGGTCGAGGAATCCCGGGAGAAGGAGGACGACGCTCTGCGGGAGAAGCACGACCGGGAGGATCAGGAGCTGCTGGACCGGCACAACGAGGCGGACACCACGGAGGAGGAGTACAAGAAGGATTTTAACCGGCAGACGTCCCGGCAGCAGAAAGAGATCGACAAGGTAGACAAGGCCCGGGACCGGGAGGACAGGGCCCGGGAAAAGGCCCGGGACAAGGAAGATGAGGCCCTGGACGAAAAACACGACGCCGAGCACGACGCCCTGGACCAGCAGCACGCGGCGGAATCGAAATCGGTGGCGCGGCACGAACGGCGGCACGCCCAGGCAGGTTGGGAGCCGGACCTCTGGGTCTACGCGGCCGACCAGGAGCGCGACGAGCGCGGCCGCTTCGCCCCCAAGGCTGGCGGCGCGGCCACCAAGACGGCAGGGCAGGGGGCGAAGACGGCGGACAAGGCCCTGGACCGCGCCCAGAAGAAGATCGCCGATGCCCAGAAGAAGGTGGGGGCCGCGCAGGCAAAGCTCAAGGAAGCGAAAAACGGACTGGTGCAGGCGAAAAAGGAACTGGCCGACCTGAAGGCCAGCCGGCGCGCTCCCTCAGCCGGGGCCAAGGCTGCCACGGCGAAGGCCGGCGCGAAAACCCCCGTGGACGCATCCCAGGCCATCAAGGACACCCAAGCGCTCCACGACCGCTTCAAGGACCCCAAGATCGGGCGCGCCGACTATCAGGCGCATGTGGACAAGCTGGGCAAGGAACTGAATAAGGCGCAAGTGCTGGAGGTGGCCAAGAGCGTGGGGGTTTCCAACGCGAAAACCAAGGCCGACGCGCTGAACAAGATTCGGCAGGCCATGGCGGGGCGCAAGGGCGCTTGGGAGCGACCCAATGCCTGACGTGCAGGGTTTTTTCGACGACACCGGCAACTCGGGCCCTGTCGCTACGGCCGAGGGGTGGGCCATGTTCGGCGCCTGGCTCGACGACCAGGACGCCGAGGATTACCCGGCTGCTTTGCACCTGTGGGAGCAGGGCTGGGAAGACGACCTCGACGCCCTGGCGGCGGAGCTGGAGGCGGCCGACCCGGATGAGGCGACGGCCCGGGACGCGGCAGCGGAGTTGTTGGATCTGGTCGAATCACGGGGCGCGGGCGACACCGCCCTGGCCCTGGCGCTGAGCGAGGAATGAACGGTGGCGAAAGCCGACGACAAGCGAATGCAGGATGGCGAGTTGGCGCTCTGCGGCGCGGCGACCCTGGACCTGCAGGCGGCCGGCACCGAGGGCAAGAAGCCGCGCTTCACCATCGTCGCCTACACCGGCGGGCCCCTGGAGCAGGCCTGGTGGGACGCGCCGGTGATTGTGGACATGGAAGGGATCGAATGCGCCCAGGACACGGTGATCCTCGACAACCACGGCCCCCCGCCGATGAGCGCCGCGCCCATGCGCTGGACCGTGGTGGGGCAGTCGGACTCGGCTGGCGTCGAGGGGGGCAAGCTGGTCCTGCGCGGCGCGATCTTCGACCAGGAGCAGGCCGCGCAGGACATCCTGCGGCTGGCCCGGCAGGGGATGAAGTGGCAGGCGTCGATCGGCGCGAAGTGCATGGTGAAGGACTTCGTGGCCGAGGGCAGCAAGGTCACGGTCAACGGCCAGGAGTTTGCCGGACCGTGCTACGTCTCCCGGAAAACCAAGGTCCGGGAAGTTTCCATCGTGGCGATCGGCGCGGACGATCAAACCTCCGTGCTGGTGGCATCCGGGAGAGGAGGGCCTATCGTGGCCGAGAAGAAAGACGACGAGAAAACGACGTTCGCCGACTACTGCAAGGAAAAGTACGACATGTCGCCGGACATGATGAGCGACCGGATGCGGGCGCGCGTCATGGCCGAGTACGACGAGGAGAACGAGGAAGAGGACGACGACGAGGACAAGAAGGACAAGGCGAAGGCGGCTGCCAAGGACGACGGCGAGAAGGAAGACGACGAGTCCGACACAGGCGACCGGGGCGAGCACGAAGGCCGGCCCAAGTTCAAGAAGGCGAAGGCCTCAGCCGGCCTCGACATTCGGGCGGCCCGGGAGAACTACCGCCGGGAGATGGCCGCGGAGATGAAGCGGCAGCGCGGCATCCGCGACCTGTGCGCGGCGCACCCGGACCTGTCCTGCGAGATCACCGAGGACGGCAAGAAGCGGAAGGTCGTCATCATGGAAGAGGCGATCATGGCCGGCTGGACGAAGGAGCGGACGGAGCTGGCCGTGCTGCGGGCGAGCCGGCAGGACCCGCCCCTGATCCCGGGCGGTCTCGGCTACTCCGCCAGCGCGCCGCAGCTCACGCCGGAGGTCGTGGAGGCCGCGGTGCTCCAGGCGGGAAAGTGCGAGCTGTTCCACGAGGACTTCTACAAGCAGCACGAGGTCGCGCCGGACATCCGTGAGCGGACGCTCCGCGAGCTGAAGGCCCGTTACACCGACCAGGCTCAGCAGCACGCGCACGACCTGTACCGCGGGGGCATCGGCTTGCAGCAGGTCCTCGTGGCCGGGGCGGCGCTCAACGGCAAGCGGATCAAGGACAGGTTCTCCGGGGACGGCGACATCGAGGCCGCGCTGCGGGCGTGCAACTGGGACATCCGGGCCGAGGGCGCCTCGACGGTCAGCGTGGCGAATCTGCTCGCCAACGTGCTCAACAAGTTCCTCCTGATGGGGTATTTGTTCGTTGAAAGCTCCTGGCGGAAGGTGACGGCGGTGCGGCCGGTCAAGGACTTCAAGCCGACCAAATCCATCAACCTGTTCGGGGACTTCCAGTACATCCAGGTGGGCCAGGACGGGCAGATCAAGCACGCCACCTTGCAGGACCAGGCCTTCCCGAACCAGGCGGCGACGTATGCCCGCATCCTGACGATCAACCGGCAGATGATCATCAACGATGACCTGTCCGGCCTGACCACGACGCCGCAGCTCATGGGCCGCGGTGCCGCGCTCAAGCTCAATGACGTCTTCTGGGCGTTATTCTTGAACCCGGGCAACGCTGACGACGCCATTGCGTTCTGGAGCGCGAGCCACACCAACCCGAACTACTTCACGGGCGCGGCCACCAACCTCCAGTCGTCCAGCCTGACGACGGCCGTACTGACTTACGACCAGCAGGTGGACCCGGCCGGCAAGCCTTTGGGCCTGGACCCGGAAATCCTGCTGGTGCCGCCGGAGCTGGACACCACGGCCCGCGAGCTGATGAACGCGGAATACCTGGTCGGCACCGGGCAAACCTCGCAGGCAAGGCAGCCGAATACCAACATCTGGCGGGGCCGCTTCGAGGTCGTCAAGAGCCGCTACCTGTCCAACAGCGCCTATACCGGCTACTCGGCGACGGGCTGGTATTTGCTGGGCCCGCCGGGGGTGATCCCGGTCATCGAGTGCGCGTTCCTCAACGGCCAGGAGCAGCCGACGGTGCAGACGGCGCAGGCCGAGTTCCAGACCCTGGGCATCAGCATCCGCGGTTTCTTCGACTTCGGCGTGGCCATGCAGAACTTCCGCGGTGGTGTCAAGAGCAAGGGCGCCGCCTGATAGCGGACGGCCGCCGTCCTTTTTCGGAGGGTTGACTCATGGGCAAGAAGACCGACGACAAGGCGGACGCGGCGGACCTGGCGCCGGGCGACCGCGTCAAGAACACCGACACGGGCCACAAGCACCACGGCAAGGCTGGCGTGGTGAAGCGGGTCACCCCGGGGGTGCCGCCGGCGGCCGTGGCGCCGACGGCGACGCTGTACGCGGTCGAGTTCGACGACGGCCACACGGCCGACCTGACCCTGGAGCAGCTGGCCCCGGCGCCGGAGCCCGAGAAGGAAGAGAAGACCAAGAAGAAGTAACGCCGGGCCGCCCGCCCGCCGTTGGAGGGTACCTTCCGTGTCCATCACGTACATGCAATTTGTGTCGGGCTACCCCATCAAGGAGGACTACACGCCGGCCTCGGTGGCGGTCAACGCCGGCGACGTCGTCCCCAACGGCCAGGAGATGGGGATTGCCCACGTCGATATCGCCGTGGGCGTCCTGGGGGCCCTGTCGATGGGCGGCGGCGTCTACCGCGGGCCCAAGGCCTCGGGCGCCATCGGCAAGGGCGTCAAGGTCTACTGGGACCAGACCAACAACGTCGTCACCACGACGTCCACCAACAACGCCCAGCTCGGCATCTGCAGCAAGGCGGCGGCGTCGGGCGACACGACGGTCGAGTTCCTGCACTGGCCGGGGTACAGCTCGTGATTTCCGACCATTCCGATCTCCTGGTCGCACCGCTCGCCGGCCGCAAAGGTCCGGCGGGAGTGGTGCCGCGCAAACCGCGCGACCACCGCATCATGGCGGTAGTCCCGCACCTGGACCGGGCCACGGCCGAGCCGCTGGGGCCGTGCCTGGATCTGCTGCGGCTGCAGACGGAGCGGCCGTACCTGGTGGTGATCGACACGGGCTCGCCCTGGCGGGTCCGGGCGGCGGTGGAGCAGTCCCGGGCCCCGGACTGCGAGATCCACTACATCCGGGGCCACGCCTGGGACGACAGCAGCGAACCCATCGTGGCGGCCCTGGACCTCGGCTTTGCCCTGTCGCGTGGCTGTGAGTACGTCTTCCTGACGCACTCCGATTGCTTCCTACGGCGGCGGACCGTCCTGGAATGGCTGTTGGCCCAGTGCAACCGGGATTGCCCCGTGGTGGCCTACCGGATGAGCCCGCGGGGCTGGGCCGGCGATTTCTGGGCGCACTGCCCGGGGCACGTCTGCTCCCTCTGGCACGCCCCGACCTACCATCGGCTGGGCCTGTCCTGGTCGATGCAGCGCATGAAGGTGGCCGGGGAGTGGGAGGAACGGGTAGCGGGTTGGCCCGACACGGAAACCGGGATGGGGCACCGGCTCATGGACGCGGGGATCGTCCCTCACTGGGTCGGGAACGAGCGGAACTGGGCGCGGCAGACCGACGAGAACATCGACCACGCCCGCAGCTTCAGCGGCGCCCGCATCTACGGCACCGTGGAGCAGGCCCTGAAGGTATCCGAGTGGATGGAAGCCGCGCTGGCCGAGGCGCGGGAGCGCGTCCTGGCCTGGCGGAAGGAGGCACCCCTTGCAAGCGATTGACAGACTCAAGAAGGCCGTCGAGGGCAAGCCGCGCGGCTGGCGCGGCCCGAACCGGGAGCAACACCTCGTCGAGGTGTTCGCCGGCGACGTGGTCGAGTGCTGCGCCAAAGTGGCGCAGTCCACCCAGGTCACGGCTGACCTGAAGAAGGGCAGCGCGGGGCTCCGGCCCGAGCAGCTGGTGGCGATCCAGGCGGATGACTGCTACCACCTGATCGACCAGGCCGGGCCGGCCTCGGCGGAGGGCTGAACCGTGCCGGACCTGCTGCGCCGGGGGATGGCCTGGTTGGCGGACCAGAGCCGGCAGCAGCTGGCGCAGCAGGTCCAGTACGCGCGCGGCGCTCAGTCCGTGCCGCTGCAGGCGACCTTCGGCCAGTCCCTCCTCAAGCTCGAGGACGGCCAGGGCCACCTGGTCATGGAGTGGACGGACGCGGACATCGTGATCGCCGCGGCCGACCTGATCCTGGGGGGCGTCCTGACGCAGCCGCAGCGCGGCGACACGGTGACGACGGTGTACCGGGGCAACACCCTCGCCTACGAGGTACTGCCGATCAAGGGCGAGCCGCCCTGGCGGTGGTCGGACCCGTTCAACACGCAGATGCGCGTGCATCTGAAGCTGGTGTCGGTGACGGCGGGGGTGGGGAGGTAGGGATGGCGGCCCCGGAGATCACGGCGATCGCCGACGGCGTGGTGGCGGTGCTCAACGGGCACACGTTCGACGCGCCTTACAATTCGCCGGCGAATATCGGGGCGGTGCGGAAATACGTCCCGGTCTACACGCTCAAGGAGCAGGGCCAGCTGGTGGTGACGGTGGTGCCCAACGGCGAGACGGCGTACGTGATCACGCGCGGCCGGCAACGGGCCGTGGACTACCGGATCGACGTGGGCGTGCAGAAGCGCGTGCCCGGCCTCGTTACCCAGGACATCGACGACCTGACGCGCTTCACGGAGCAGGTGATGGACCTGTTAATCACCAACGACCTGACCGGCCTGGCCATCCCGCGCGGCCAGGCGATCCCGACGGCGGTGGCGCTCGACCCGGTATGGGACCCGCACCACCTGGACGAGATGCAGCAGTTCACGGCGGTCGTCACGGTCACGTACAGGAGCTATCGGTGATCGGCACCATGGGGATAGAACTGGCCACGGCGATCCCGGGCTGGATGACCGCCGACGAGCTGCGCTGGCTGGCGGAGCAGGCCAGTACCAGGCACATCATCGTGGAAGTGGGCAGCGACCTGGGGCGCTCGACGACGGCCCTGGCCACGCACACGCCGGGCGTGGTATACGCGGTGGACACCTGGGACGGCGGCGAATCGCGGACGCTGACCTGGGGACTGGCACCGGGCCGCCATTACCCGGAGTTCCGGCGGAACTGCAGGGCCCTGCTGGACGCCAGGAAGCTCGTGGCGGTGGTGGCAACCTCCCTGGAAGCCGCGGCCCGGTTCGCCGCGGACGGGTTCCGCGCGGACATGGTTTTCCTCGACGGCCTGCACGACCGGGCGGCGATTCGGGCGGACATCCTGTCGTGGCGGTCCCTGCTGAAACCCGGGGGGCTCCTGTGCGGCCACGACTTCCGGACCCTGCGCACGTTTGATCCGAAGCTGGCCACGCAGTTCGGTCCCGAGTGCGAATTGGCGGGCGTGGTCAGGGAATTGCTCCCTGATTTCCGGCTGGCGGACGGCGACAGTTCCATCTGGTGGGCGCACGTATGATCGGCATGAACTTCAAGGAGGCGACGGGGGGCTTTTTCGACCGGGCGAAGGTCGTGCGCGCCATGGACAGCGCCACGCGCCGCAACCTGTCGAAGATCGGCGCCTTCGTCCGGACCCGGGCGCGGTCGATCATCCGGACCCGCAAGCGGGTGAGCGACCCGGGCGAGCCGCCCAGCTCCCACACCGGCATCCTCAAGGCGCTGATCTTCTTCGCCTACGAGCCGGCGCGGAAAAACGTCGTGATCGGTCCGACCGTGGCCAGGGCGGGCGAGGCGCCGGCGCTCCTGGAGTACGGCGGCGGCACGACGCGGCGGGTGGGGCATCTCGTCAAGCCCGCCCATTACCGGCCGCGCCCCTTCATGGGGCCGGCCCTCGAAGAGGCCAAGGGCAAGCTCGCCGACATCTGGCGGGACAGCGTGAGGTGACACCATGGGCGCATATGCGGGTTTGACGGGCAAGCTGTACTACAACAACGGCACCCACGGTAGCCCAACCTGGGTCGAAATCAAACTGACGCGGGACGTCACCCTCGGCATCGAAGCGACGAAGGCGGACGCCAGCTCCCGCACCCAGGGCTGGAAGGTGAACCTCCAGGGGTTGAAAGCGGGGCCCCTGGAGTGGGAGATCGTCAAGGACGTCGTGGACGCCACCTACCAGTTCCTCCGCCTCGCCTTCCTGAACGCGACGGTCGTGGACCTGGCCGTCAGCTCCGGGCCGATCACGGGGCCGGCGATCGAATACTTCCGCGGCGACTACCTCATCTTCGGCTTCTCCCAGAAGGAGCCGCTGGACAACACGGCCATGATCGACGTCAAGGCGGACCTGGCGTACTCGGCCAACCTGCCCAACTGGACCTACGTGAGCTAACGCCATGGCGAACGAATTGAAGTTTCAGGTCGGCATCGTTTACGCCAACGGCCCGCTTGCGGACACGGTGCAAAACCATCAGTTGCAGGTGAATCAGTTGGCGCCAGGAATGGACGCCCTGGCCGTCACGGTCGGAACGTCGGAGCAGGACGTGGTGCCGCCGGACATCGCAACACTCGGCTGGGTCTACATCAAGAACCTGGACGCAAATAACTTCATCAGCTACGGGCCCAAGAGCGGCGGCGCCATGGTCGGTTTCGGCAAGCTTCTGCCCGGTGAGGAAACTCCTGCTATCCGACTGCTGCCTGGCATCACCCTGCGCTGCAAGGCGGATACGGCTCCGTGCAGCGTGCTGTTCAGGTTCTACAACGCTTGAGGCCCCATGGAGAATTTCATCGCCTGGTGTTTTGTTCCTATCATCCTGGGCACTAGTGTCGCCTGGACCGTGGCCATGTTAATTCGCATGGAGATTCGCCGGCGCCGTTTCTACCGTTGGCTCGAAGAATATCGCAGCAAGTGAGGCCCCATGCACCCGTTCAAAGACACGAAGGGCCGGGATTGGCAGCTGGAGATCACGGTCGCCGCCGTCAAGCGCGTCCGCTCCCTGACCGGCGTGGACTGCTACAAGCTGATCGACGACAAGCTCCAGCCGCTGGTCGACCTGATGGGCGACCCGGTCAGGCTGTGCGACGTCCTCTTCGCGCTGGTCCAGCGGCAGGCGCAGCAGCAGGGCCTCACCGACGAGGACTTCGGCGCCGCCCTGGGCGGGGACGTGCTGGGGGCGGCGGCCGAGGCGTTCGTGCAGGAGCTGGTCGATTTTTTCCCCGACCCCCGGGTGAGGAAGGCCCTGGCGGGGGCGCTGGCCAAGGGCAGGACGGTGCAGGGCCTGCTCCTGGACCGGGCGGGGGCGGAGCTGGAGGCCGTGGTGCCGGAGAAGGTGGCGGCGCGGCTCCGCGAAGAGGCCGAGAAGGCAAGCAACACCCGGGTCTAGAGACGCTGGCCTACCGGCTGGCCGGCGTGGCGGGCGTGGACCCGGGGCCCCTGACGCTCCGCGAGCTGGCACTCATGGCCGAGGGCCGGGCCCGGCTGGAGTGGGGGCAGACGGCGCAGCTCCTGGCGCTCCTCTACAACGCCCACCGGACCGAGGGGGCCCGGGCGCTGTCCGCGGACGACTTCGACCCGTACCGCGAGCCGCGCGGCCAGCCAGAGCTGTCGATCACGGTCGGGGAATATGCCCGCATCGTTCTCGGGAGGAATTGACCGATGGCCGGTGCCGGGGACATCAGGGCCGGGCGGGCGTTCGTGGAATTGTTCGTCAGGGACAACCTGTCCAAGGACCTGGCGGCGATCTCGGCGAAGCTGCAGGCGTTCGGCGCGGCCGTGGCGGGGATCGGCCGGCAAGCGCTCCTGGCCGGCGGCGGCATCCTGGCCGGTCTCGGGGGCGCGGTCAAGGTGTTCAGCGACACCGGCTCCCACTTGCAGGACCTGTCCCTGCGCACGGGCGTCGGCGTTGAGTCTCTGTCCTCCCTCGGCTTTGCAGCGGAGCACGCCGGGCTGTCGGCCGAATCCCTGGAGCACTCCTTCCGGCACCTGGCCCGGGGCATCCAGGAGGCGGCCGAGGGCTCGGGGTCGGCCGGGAAGGCACTGGTCATGCTGGGGCTCAACCTGCAGGAGCTGCAGGGCCTCGCCCCGGATGAGCAGTTCCGCCGGATCGGCGCGGCCCTGGGCGGGCTGGCCGACCCCTCCCAGCGGGCGGCGCTGGCCATGGAAATCTTCGGCCGGGCCGGGACCGAGCTGCTGCCGCTGTTCGCCGAGGGCGCCGACGGCCTGGCCCGGCTGGAGGCTCGAGCCCGGGAGCTGGGCGTCGTCTTCAGCGGGCCGGAGGCCAAGGCGGCGAAGGAGTTCTCGAATGCGCTCGTGGACCTGTGGGCCGTCGTGAAGATGGGCGTGGCGCAGGTCGGGGCGGCGCTGGTGCCGGAGCTGAAACAGGTCGTCGCCTGGGTGACGACGGGGGCGCAGGTTGTGGTGCGGTTCGTCCGCGAGAACCGGGCCCTGATCCTGGCCGTCGCCGGGGTGGCGGCGGGGATCGCCGGCGTGGGGGCGGTCCTGATTGCGGTGGGCGGGGCGGTGTCCCTGGCGGACGCCGCCTTCGCCGCCCTGGCCACGGTGGTCGGGGTCGTGGTGTCCGTGGCCGAGGCGATCGGCGGCGCCATGGCCTTCCTGGTCAGCCCGCTCGGCCTGGTGGTCGTCGCCGTGGTGGCGGCCGGCGCGGCGATCCTTTACTTCTCCGGGGCCGCCGGCAGGGCCCTGGCCGACCTGGGCCAGTCGTTCCGCTGGGTCAAGGAAGTAGGTGTCGAGGCGTGGGGCGGTATCCGGGACGCCCTTGCCGCGGGCGACCTCGGCCTGGCGGCGCGGGTCGCTTGGGCGGCGGTCAAGGTAGCGGTCCTCGAAAATACCCAGGGCATTCAGGTCGCGTGGGTCAACGTGTCGTCGTTCTTCCAGGGCGTATGGGCGCGGATCGTCGCGTACGGGAAGATGGCCTGGGTGACGCTCAAGGCGTTCGCCCTCGAATGGTTCTTCAGCCAGATGGAGCAGTGGCAGCAGCTCACGGCTGCCGCCGGGGCAGCGTGGGCCAAGATCGTCGCGTTCGCCAAGCCGACCGTCAACGTCCTGGGGGCTTTGTGGGAGCGCCTTTTCAACGACATCATCAAGGGCTGGCGGCTCGTGGCCAAGTTTGCCGCCGACGCCTGGCGGCCGGTGCTCAAGGGCGCGGCTGCCATCGGCAACGTGGCGGCAGGCCAGGCGCTGAAGGATTACGACCGGGCCTACGGCGGGGCCGAGAAAACGCCGGTGGCGCATGTGGCGCGGGCGAACGAGGCGGCCGCCGGCGAGCGGGGCCAGATCGCCGACCAGCTGCAAAAGGACCTGGCCCAGATTGAGGCCGACCGGCAGCGCCGGCTGGGCGAGATCGACCCGGGCCTGGCCGCGGCCCGGAAGGAGCTGGCCGACGCGCTGGCCGAGGCCCGCAACGCGGCGGAGGCGGCACGCGGCAAGGGGCCCGCGCGGGCGGCGGGGCTGCCCCGGGCGGCCGAGGCAGCCTTTGCCACGGGCAAGGTGGACGTGCAAGGGACCTTCTCCGCCCTGGCCGTGGGCGGGCTGGGCTCGAAGCGCGTGATCGACCAGATCGCCGAGACGGAGAGGGACCAGCTCAAGGAGCTGCGGCAGATCAACAAGAAGCTCGACGGCCAGGGGCTCAAGGTGACGTGACGTGCCGATCCTCGTGTGGGAAAAAGCCCTGTCGCCCCACCTGACGGAGTCCGTCGAGGCCGCCGCCTACGAGCAGCGCTTCGGCGTGGCCGGCACCATCGACGAGGTGGCGGTGCGCGTGGCCGTCGAGGCCTTCCTCAACCCGACGGCCCAGTTCACCAACCAGGTACTCGGCTTCCAGTCCTACGTGGCCACGCACGAAGGGGCGGGCATCTGGGACGTCGTGATCAACTGGGGCAAAGCGCTGCAGCGCGGCTCGACGGCCGAGCCGTTCCCCCCGGACAACCCCGTCTACAATTTCGAGATCGGCACCCAGACAACACACGTCACCCAGGCCAAGGAAACCATCGGCACCTACGTCCCGGCCGGCCAGACGGCGCCGGACTTCCAGGGCGCCATCGGCGTCAACGGGGAGTCCGTCGAGGGCACCGACGTCAACGTGCCTACCCTCACCTGGTCGGAAACCTGGGCCGTGCCGCAAGGCACGGTCAATGATCAGTACCTCAAGACGATCTTCGATGTGGCCTCAGCGCCCGTGAACAATGCCCCGTGGCGGACCTTCGATGAGGGCGAGGTGCTGTTCCTGGGAGCGAGCGGTACGGAGAAGGACAAGATCGACTTCGAGATCACCTTTCGCTTCTCGGCCAGCCCCAACGCGCAAAACCTAACCATCGGCACGGGCGCCAACAAGATCACCATTCCCGCCAAGAAAGGGTGGGAATACCTCTGGATGCGTTACCAGGACGTGGTCAGTGCGAAAAGCCTGGTCAAGCAGCCCGTGGCGGCCACGGTCGTGCGCGTTTACGACACCTCGGATTTCAGCCAACTCGGCATAGGGCCCTGACATGCCCGGCGATGGCTTCCGCAAACTGGCGACCGGGCAGGCCTTCGACATCCGCGCGGCGGTGTGGAACCGGCTGACCGACCTGGCCCGGGACAACGACCTGGGCAAGGTCGGGGCCGGCGCTGTGGAGCTGACGCGCGAGACCGACATCATCAAGGTCCGGAACGACACCGGGGCCGACGTTGGCCGGTTCGCGGCCCTGGGGCTCGGCGACCCGCTCATCCTGCCGGCCGACAACCTGCCGGAGTTTCAGCGGCTGGTGGCCTTCTCCGGACACACCCCGCGCGTCCCCGGGGACACGGGGAGGTTTTGCATCACCGTGGAGCCGCTGGCCAAGGGGACCATCGGCCGGGCCATGGTCGCGGGCGTGGTGTGCGTGCAGCTGCACGTCCAGGATGTGCTTTGGGATTTCGCGGACGTCCTGGACGGCGACGCGACGCAGCTGCAGGCGCTGAACCAGGGATCGGCGCAGGTGCTGTGGGTGGAGTCGTCGGGCTCGCCGCGCTGGGCCGTGGTCCGGCTGTGCTGCCTGGACGTGCCGGGCGTCCTGGGTTCCGGCTCCGGCCCGACACCGCTCTGTATCACGGTGGTCACGGACTGGAAGTGCGACCCGGTGACGGGGATCGCAACGGTTGTGAAAGCGTGCATCTGTCTGCCGGCCGGGTCCACGATCACCTACGGCGCCTGCGACGGGGGGTAGCTCATGCCGTGTCCCCCCTGTCCGCCGGGCTGCGAGGACCTGCCGGTCCCGATCTGCTGCGGCTGCGAAAAGCACCCCATCCCGCCGACGTCGGTGTGCTGCTGCGGGGTGATGATCGGGTCGGGGTCGGGCGTGGTGATTGGGTCGGGGCCACCAACGACCGTACCCTGCCAGGCCGCGCCTTACTTCCTGCCGACCCGACTTTGGGTAGTCGTGACGCAAAACCTGGGTGCGCCCTACCATTGCGATGGCAGTCCGGGTTCTCCACCGCCATTCACATTTCCCATCGACTACGACCCGGCGACCGGAATGTGGTCCGGGTCCGCCCCGGCGGCCCTGTGCGGCTACGATTTCTTTGCCGCGGCCCAACTGGACCTGTCGTCCGGCCCCTGTTACAACATCGTGCCTATGAACGGCGCTCCGTTGGCAGTCGCGTTCTGGACCAACTGCACGACCATTACACCCGGGACCTTTAGCATCAACGGGACCTTTGGCACTGACTTCAACAGCAACCCGTTGCCCTCTCAATGTACATCTTGCTACTCTTGCATCCTCTCGCCGGGGACGCAGAACCTGACTCAGGCAGGCGGCGGTCAGACCAACATCCTTGCCATAGGCGGCGTGTGCAACACGTTCCCAATCGTCCCCGGTGGCAGCTGCAACGCCAACATCGTCATTAGCACATGACCAAATACCAATACATCGAGGTCCCGTGTCCGTGTGTTGGCCCTGGCTGGTGCCCCCATTACGGCATTACCCTGACCGGATACCATTGGGACGTTTCGCGCCGGCTCGACGAGGTGGGCAGGAGAAACCGGCTGCTCTGGACACAGATACAGAACCCGGACGCTAAACCGGCTCCTGCTGTTTCCGGCCCCGGCACGGAGTTGACCGCCCTCCTGGCGTCCCTGGGGATCGCGCCCCTCTCCAACTGCCCCTGTAAGGCCAGGGCCTGCCAGATGGACGCCTGGGGCCCGGCCGGCTGCCGGGAGCACCGGGCCGTCATTATCGGGTGGCTCAACGAGTCGTGGAACTGGAAGGCGGCGGCCGGGGCCGCACGGCAGGCCGTGGTGAGTGGCCTGGCGACCCGGCTCAACCCGCTAGACCCCGTGGGCAGCCTGGTTGACGAGGCCATCCGCCGCGCGGAGGCGAAGACGTGAGCGACTGCCGGCACGACCTGCTGACCCCGGATCAACCCGTGGAGTGGTGCCGCCAGCTGCTGCGCCAGCCGCCGGGGCCCTGGCCGCCGCACTTCGCCGGCTACGAAAACCTGCTCGAAGCGCTGCGCCAGAACTTCGCCGAGGCCGCGGTCCACCCGCCGGCACCGCCGGACTTCCCCGTCGGCCGGGGCGTGGTCATCTGCGCCGGCGGTTGGCGGTATTTCCCCTCCCTGTACGTCACGGTCCGGATGCTGCGGCACGTCGGCTGCGCGCTGCCGGTGCAGGTGTGGTATCTCGGCGACCGGGGCGAGTTCGACCCGCGGATGGCGCAGGCCCTGGAAGGCTGGGGCGTGGCGTGGATCGACGCGAACGCCATGTGGCGCGACCGGCCGGGCCTGGCCATCCGCCGGGAGAATGTGGATCACGGCTGGATGCTGAAGCCGTTCGCCGCCTCCTTCTGCCCCTTTCGCGAGGTGCTGAGCCTGGACGCCGATTCCTACCCGGTGCAAAACCCGGCCGCGGTGTGGGATCACCCGGAGTTTCGACGGGTCGGGGCCTGTTTCTGGCCGGACTTTGGGCCGCTCCAGCCCGGGCAGTGGGAGCGGTTCGGCGTCCGGCCGCACGACGTTCCCGGACTGGAGAGCGGTCAGTTCTTGATTGACAAGGGCCGGCCGGAGCAGTGGGGGTCCCTATGGCTGACGTGCTGGCTGAACGCGCACCACGAGATCCTGTACACGCACATTTACGGAGACAAGGACTCCTTTAACCTCTGTTGGCGGAAGCGGGGGACCGAAATGTGCGTGCCGCGGAGCCGGCCGGGCTGGCACGTCAATAGTTTCCTTCAGCCGGACTTTGACGGGCGGACGCTGTTCGTTCACCGGACGCGCGACAAGTTTCGCTTCTTCGGGCAGCTGGACGGGCTGGAGCTGCCCCAGGGCTACAACACGGACCAGCAGGGCCAGGGCGGCAACGCTTTCGTGCGGGGGCTGCCCGGCGAGGAAGCGGCCTGGTCGTACTACACCGAGTGCGGCGAGCTGATCCGTCCCGGGCTCCACTACCACTTCCGGGCCGGGACCTGGGACGAGGCGATCTGGCAGAGCGTGAACCTGGCGAACGAGTACGGCCTGCCGCGGCAGTTCGCCGCGGACGACGTCGTGATCGACCTCGGGGCGCACATCGGATCGTTCACGAACGCCGCCCTGCGCCGCGGAGCCAAGCACGTCGTGGCCGTCGAGCCGGTGGCGGAGCACGCGGCTTTGTTCCGCGAGAACCTGAAGCCGTGGATCGACCTGGGCCGGGTGACGCTCTACGGCGCGGCCTGCTGGCCGGGCCCCGAGGCGCCCCCTTTGAGCAAGCTGGCCGATCCCGAGAACACGGGAAGCTATTCGCTGATGCGTGGCCTGCCGGGGGAGCGCGTGCCGACGGTCCGGCTGGACCAGCTGGCGACGGGGCCGGTCCGGCTCCTCAAGCTGGACGTCGAGGGGGCGGAGTTCCCGATTCTGTACGGGGCCGGGTGTCTGGACCGGGTGCAGGAGATCGTGGGCGAGTACCACGAGGTCACCGAGGTCCCGGCGGCGGCCGACTGCGGCCGGCCCTGTACCGTGGAGGCCCTGCTGGCGTTCCTGGGGGAGCGCGGCTTCCGCGCGGAGGCGCAGGCCACCGGGCCGGGGCTCGGCCTGTTCCGCGCGGCCCGCGTTTAGCAGCGCGCGCCGCAGTCGGGGCAGAGGTAGCGGCGCTGCCGGACGACGGCCCAGGGCACGGCCACTACAAGCCAGAGGCCACAGGTAACGAGGATCAGGAGGCCATGGCCCAGGTACTCGGCCATGGTGAAGGGACAGCTCTGGCCCAGGACGTTGCGGTTGCAGGAGGGGCAGAAGCGGCGAGCGATCACGGGAACCCTTTCAGCTACCCGTGCGGGTGGAAATGGGCGGACTGCCCATTTCGGACCGGGGCGGGAGGAGATACGGCCGGAGTCAGGAGGCGTTGGCGAGGCGCTTGCGGCGCGGGCCCTGTTTCGGCCCGTCGGCCGCATCCGGCACCAGCGGCTTGCGCCGGCGGCCGACGGGCCGGCGTGGGATGCGTCCCAGCTCGGACCGATCCAGCCTCCGGGCTGCCGTCTGGGCCAGCCATTCGTTCATGGGCAGCCCCTCCGCCTCGGCCGCCTGGCGGATGGCCTCCAGCAGATCGCCGCTTGCCCGAAAGGTGTAGGTGTCGATCTCCACGGGAATCCCCCTCCTACTGCTGCCGCCGGGTTTTACGTCAGCATTGTAAGCGCCTTTGGTGCATTCGTCAACATCGGTATAGGCAGCAACCATGGGCCCGCCATGGCCATAAGATTGTAGCCTTCAATGGCGTTCGGGTCAACGTCACGAAAAACGGCAATGCTGACGTTGACAATTCCGGGGCGTGGGTTAGGATGGTCGGGCGGGCGAGTGTGGCAAGAGAACCCGGTCGTATCGATTGGAGGATTGCATCGTGGGCATGGACAGGCTACAATTGGCTCCCCAGGCGCGATTCAACCCATCCTGCGCAGCCACCGCAGACTCACAGGAAGCGGAACGACCTAACTACCGCAGTGCAAGCATGTTACCCATTTTCCGAAACGACGCAGCTTGCCCAGATACCCAAAATCGAGGCGCTTCTTTCAAGAAGGCGCCGCCAGCCGCGGCGCTTGTTGGGTCTGGCCTCGGCAAAGCTCCCCGAGTTGTTGCGGTTGCGCGAGCCGGAAAGCGCCTCATACGGCGCGCCTTTGACGGCCCGGCCGGCGCTGACGGTGGCGCGACGCCGGCCGGGTGTGCGGGGTGTGCGGGGTGTGCGGGGCCGCGGTGGACACCACCGCCCGGGTTGACGCGAGACATTCCTGTCTCTGGCCTGGCGGTCCTGCTGCCCTCGCCAGCCCGGGCGCGTGGTGCCGCTTGCTCAAGCGCCGATCGCGCCGCGCCGCCGGCCCTTCGCGGGCATGCCCTTCTGGGCGGCGGCGCGGACGTCCTCCAGCTTGTCGTCGAGGTGAATGTACCGCTCCGTCGTGGTGACCGACCGATGGCCGACCGCTTCGGCGACCAGCTTAATCGAAGCGCCGTTGGCGATGGCGTCGGAGATGCCGCGGCCGCGGATGCCGTGGAGACTAGCGCCGCCGGTGTCGATGCCCCGCGCGCGCAGCCGGCACAGGCCGTTGCGCAGCGCCGCGGGCGTCCACGGCGTGCCCCGGTTGTTGAGGAAGACGTGTCGGTCGCCTGCCGGCACGGTTTCCACGCCCTCTACGACGGCTGCTCCTGTCCCTGCCACCGCGACTGTCCCGACTGCGAGGGTTTCGCGGAGCAGTTCCAGCGCCTCTTCCGTCAGGGGAATGATCTTGGCCCTGCCCGTGAATTTGCGCGACTTGTGGCGGTCTACCACCCACACGCCTCGCGCGAAATCCAGGTCGGCGACGCGCGCCTCACACAGCTCCGCCTGGCGGCACATGGTCAGGCGCAGGAAGCGAAGGGCCCGCTCCAGCGCCTTGTTTGCGGCCCCGTACAGGCCCTCCAGTGCCTGATCCGCCATCGCCGGCCGCCGCTCGCTTTTGCCGCAGGTCACCGACTGAAACGGGTGGCGGCCGATCAGTTCCAGCCGGGCGGCCCAGCCGAGCGCTGCCTTGACCCGCGCCATGTGGACGCCGCGCGTCCCCCTGCTTTTCCAGCCCGTTTGTGCCTGGGCCCAAACGACCAGGTGGGCGGGCTTCATCTCGGAGACGTCCAGCTCGCCGTGGGCCTGCGCGAACAGGCTCAACGTGATCTCGACCTGGCGGGTGGTTTTCGGGCAGTGGGCGCCTTCGGTGGCGCAGTGCTGCCGGTAGGCAGCAAGGACGTCCTTGACCTTCAAGACCGGGACTCCCGCGCCGACCCGCGTGAACGAGCCCGCTTGGCCCGTCCAAACTGGCCGGCAGCGCGTCGCAGGCGCTACCGGTTGGGGAGGCGCCCTGCCCGGGGTCGTTCCCCGGGCAGGGTTGAAGAGGTTGTGTTTTGCGCCTGCGAATCTACCAGAAAGCGTCTCCAATGCAAGCGCTTTCTGTGGGCCGCGGCAGAGTTTTTCACAGAATGCAGAAGCGCCTCTCGGAGAGGCGCATACCTGGCACCCCTGGAGGCAGGAATGAGCGAATTGACAGACGTAATCCCGACCCCGAATGTCCCCGAAGCGCCGCTCCTGCTGGAGCGGTTCACGATCACCCTGCCCTCCGGGGAGCGCCTGGCGGCCTCCCTGCACCGGTCGCCGCACCGCCGGAGCGGCCGGCGGATCCAGGTGCGGGAGCAGGGCGGCTCCGTCATCTTCGACAGCGACGACTGCTACGACTTCGGCAACGCGAAGGCCAGCCTCGACGACTGGCTGGGCGGGCTGATTGGGCCCCACGAAAGGAGCACGCCATGAGCACCGAGACGGCCGAAATGGCCGTGATGGAGCGGGGGCCGCTGACGCCCCTGGCCCTGATCCAGTCCGCGCTCGACAAGGGCCTGAACCCCGAGCGCCTAGGAAAGCTGCTGGACCTGCAAGAGCGCTGGGAGTCGCTGCGGGCCCGGGAGGAATACGGCCGCGCCCTGGCCGCCTTCCAGCGCGAGTGTCCCCAGGTGCCCAAGACGCGGCCGGTCCTCCAGAAGAACGGCGACCTGCGCTACAAGTACGCGGCCCTGGAGGACGTCGTCAAAGCTGCCGGGCCCGTCATGGCCGCGCATGGCATCGCGGCCACGTTCTCCCAGGACATGACCGACCGCGACGTGATCACGACGGTAAGGGTGCAGGTCGGCAGCCATGCCGAGGACAAGCGCTTCGTCTCGCCCCGGCCGAATTTCGAGGCCGCAGGCGCCATCGGCCAGACGGTGCCCCAGGCTTACGGCGCCACCCTCACCTACTATCGCCGCTACGCCCTGTGTGCGGCGCTCGGGATCGTGGTGTGCGGCGAGGACTCCGACGCCGCCGCCGACGGGGTGGGCCTGCAGGCCGGCCTCTCCGAGGACCAGGTGCGCGAGCTGAAAA